GTTTATGCTTGGCTAATAACTTTAGGATGTAATTTAACAGGAGAGATTACAACGTGCGAAAACAAGTGATTATTACAAAAACAGTAGTTGGCTGGTACAACATTAAAGATACTCAACATAATTTAATGTTAAATATACCGCCAAAAGTATTTGAACAGTACTTTCCTGATGTTAGTAAAGATGTTCAAGTTGTGTGTTTAGAAATGGATTTATCAAAAATTACAGAAATTAAAAATAAGAAAAAAGTAGGTAGTTAAGATGGAAATCAAACAAAAATATCAATTATCAAAAGTGGTTAAAATATTAGAAGTAGTATTATACGAGGAAGATAAGTTTCAATCCGATAAGGACTATCATTATCAGGATAAAGCATTATATGAATATGCTTTAAAGTTAGTTCATAATGGATTGTTCAATATTCTTGCTGAATTAGATTTTGAAGATGAAGCATTTTTAATTCTTGATGAAGTAACAATGACGCTAAGTGATGTCATGAAAGAAACACAACACGTTTACCGTTATAGTGTCATAGATGAAAAAGGTGAACACAAACATACAACAGATCGCAAAGGACACGTGATTGGAATGTTAGAGTGGGCATTAGATTACATTGCGGGAAATATTGAAGTGGAGGAATTATAAATGAATTGGGAAATTAAAGATTTAATGTGTGATATTGAAGCGGTAAAAGAAAAAATCAATGATGTAGCTATCAAACATGCTTGGTTTGTTGAAGATAGATTTGTAAAAAATGAATTAGAAACAAAACGGGAACATATTAATTTTTCTGCTAGCTATTTAGAACATCGTATACAAAATGAACATACAGTTGAGTTATTACATGTGTACTTAAAAGAATTCGGTGAACTTATACAAAAATTTCATGAAATAGAAAAAGCATCATCTGAGAACTTTGGCGAGGTATCAGATGACGCACAAAAATTAAAAATCACAGAGTAATTTAGAAATTACACATGTTTATTATAACATTTTTTACTCTGTGAATCACTAGAGGTGCAAAAAATGAATGAAATTAAATTAGAATATGACACACATGTTTCAGTGGTACATTATGAAAGTTTAGACTCACGTTCATTTAATAGCTTTTCAAAAATTAATTGGAGTAAGTTGGTTAATAAACTGTCTGTACCTATAGAAGCAAATTATAAGTATGCACGTGGTGTTGCTGTTTACGGTGATATTAAAAACGGTGCAAATGATCAAGGTGAAATTATCAAAAAGCATCGAAACGATAAAAATGTCATATACAGAGATGTGATTGTACTTGATTATGATGAAATAAATGATTTAAAGCAATTACATGAAGCAATCAGCTCAGCTTTAAGCAATGTTGCATGGTTTTGGCACACAAGTTACTCGCACAGAACTGAACAAGCTAGAATACGCCTGTATATCCCTCTAAATGAGCGAATAAGTGCAGATGATTATCGTAAATATACAAAAGTATTAGCAAATAAAATTGGCCATAAAGTGGATGAAGGTTCATATCAGCCAAGTAGATGTTTTGCGTTACCAGTTATTCAAAAAGGACACATATTTATTAAGCGAGTGAATGACTGTCCAATTATGAATGTTGATATGCTCGAACAGTGGTCGAAGGAGTTTGAACAATCAAATGCTAGTCCTAATGTCATAGGATACACTCGACGCGATAGTGAGTACTGGCGCGAGCTATGCTTTGGAACAACCGAAGGCAATCGTAACAATGCACTAGCTAGCTTAATTGGGCATTTATTAAGATGTCACGTTAATGATTATATTGTTTATTCATTTGCTTTACTATGGGGGCAATTCGCATGTAAACCACCTATGAAAGAACAAGAAATCAACGCCACTTTTCAATCGATATTAAATAAACACTATAACAATTAGAAAGGGGCTTTGTATGGAAACAGGTAAAAGTGATGTACTTGATAAAATTGAAAAAATTAATAAAAAAGATAGTGCCTTACAAGAAATTATACCAAAAGGTTATGAAATTGAACATCATCAATGCGGTATTGCCTTAAATCAACTTATACCAAGTAAAAAAGAAGGCGAGCCAGATAAAAAGGTTTTTATCACAAGTACAATCCCTCAAATCACTGAACGCTTTGAAGATATTGAGAGTAACGAAGTCAGCTTTAATATGCTTTTCTATGACAATAAAACGCCAGTAAATATAGCTGTGAGTGCCGAAGAAATTTCAGATAGTCGTCAACTCTTGAAATTGGTTAATAAAAAGCTGGATGTAACATCGTCGACATCTACTAAACTTGTTGATTATATTAATGCATCTAAACGGTATAATCCACCATTGAATGTTAAAGTTGCAACGCGTTTGGGGCATGTGAAAGGTTATTTTATTTATCCTTATCAAGAAGTGATGAAAGACAGCAATATCAAGTTGTTTAGTAATGATAAAGGATTTCAAAAGTTAATAGACTCTTTTCAAAGCAAAGGAACATTAGAAGGTTACTCTAAAAAAGTGTTCGGTCAAATAAAAGATCTACCAATGGTAATGGTTATGTTATATGCCTCTTTAGGTTCGGTTTTATTAAGAGAATTTGGATTACAACCCTTTATTGTAGAAATATCAGGTAGTACATCCACAGGTAAAACATTCACACTCAACTTAGTATCAAGTGTTTGGGGAACCAGTGACCTTATTACGACATGGAGTTCTACTCAAAATAGTATTGAATCAATGGCGTCATTTTTGAACTCATTTCCAATGTTTAAAGATGATACGCGTAACACACATCCTAAGTTTGTTGCCAGTGCCACATATAACTTTTCTAGTGGTGAAAGTAAATCGAGAAGTAATATTAATTTAACGCTAAATGCTAAAAAAGAATGGCGAAATATTTTAATTTCTACTGGTGAATCATCTATCGCAAATATGGCTGATGAAAAAGCGGGTGTATCAGCACGTGTAGTTACACTACAAGATCCACCATATCCAGATAATTTTGATTTTACCACATTAGACAAATCGTTTAGGGAGAACTATGGAACATTAGGGTTGGCATTTATTAAACAATATGAGTCTAAAAAAGACGTGTATAAGAACGCTTTTGAGAGCTATCAACGGTATTTTAATCAAAAAGGTAGTAATGAAATCATGCAACGTTTAGGACGTGCCTTTGCGTTACTACAAGTTACCGGTGAGGTTTTGAATGATATTGATGGGTTTGAACATGACCATTTTAAAATTATCGAACAAGCCTATGACAGCATGGTTAAAAACAATAAGACGATTGATAAACCTAAGCAACTGTTAGAGGAACTATTACAATATTTAGATGCAAATAGAAATAATATCGCTGGTGATGGCTATAGTTCAGTCAAAAATGGTGACATCAAAGCTATATATAAACGTGATTATTTATGTATATTAGGTCAAACTGTACACGATAAATTAGGTCATGAAATGCAGACTATAACAGGTCAATGGGGCAAAAAAGGATATTTAATTAAAGGTGAAAAAGATCGCTTGCAAAAAAAGGTGAGTCACAAAAACATTAAGTATAGAGGATTTGCTATAAACAAAGAAATGCTTGAAGAATTAGGATTTGATTTCTCGAATTCTCATAATCCTTATTCAGATTATTAAATAGTTCCCAAAGTTCCCGATAAGTTCCCGCGAAAAACATACAAACGGGAACTATAAGACTACTTTAACCACAAGCAATTAAAGTTAATAGTTCCCGAAGTTCCCAATAAATAATATTATTATTTATTATTTGAAAACGAACAAATGTTGTTAGCTTTATACCATATATGATAGAAAATTTTTAACGGGTACAACGGGAACTAAGTTTATTTAAAGTTTATATATCAATGGTTTGACTAGTTCCCGATAAGTATTTTAAGTCGGGAATTCAACGGGGACTAGTTCCCATTTAAAAATATTGGAGGTAACACATGGATAAAGAGCAACTTAAAAAGTATATATACGATTATGTAAAAGAATATAAGGAGATACCGATATATCAGTTAGAAGATTTGTTTAAAGAAATGAATCACGACTATATAGGGAGAACCAGTGTCACACACGATAAGGATGAGAATATTGTGTTTTGGAGTGGATGGAACAAAATTACAATGTTTGCGCTGATTGAATTAGTTAAAAGTGAACAACTTGATTTAGTGTATAGAGGTAGTTTTGTAATGCGTTATTTGTTGGATGGTAGAGTTCCTAACTTACCATTAGCAATTTGTTATCCAGAAGATGGACAACAAACGGACGTGCCCTCATGGGTGCCTATGGTATTAAGAATAAATAAAGAGGAGAAAATCAAATGAACATAGAAACTATCGTAAACCAATTTGAAACACGAGCAGGCACGTTACTAAGGTACTACACAGGATTATTAGAACATAGTAAAGTGCAACCATGTTGCTTTAAGTTATACAATGATCCATTTGATATGGCATACGTGATGATGAATGGGAAGTTATTCGGTCATGTATATATTAAAGATTGTAAAGTAAGGCAATCATTTGAATTAGCGTCACCTAAGCACACTGAGGGGCTTATAAGAAGTATAGAAGGTCATTATGTAGGTTATGAATTACATGACGGTAAACAGCTTTCTATTAGTGATATGATGGCCAGTCAATTATTTGAAGATGAGTATTTTATGTATGGATTACAAACATATGCAGAATCAAATAATAGTGATGTGTTTGAGTACCTAGAAAATGGATTTGATACCGATACACTTGAGGGCATTCAATCGAGTAATACTGATGTGATAGCGAATATTGAAATGTTGTATCAGTTAGCTACAGGAATCAATGAACCAGCACCAGAGTTAGTTGAGGGGTTGAGATTAGTAACTGAGTTTGTACAAGATGAGAATGCGACACAAGAGGATTACAAGGCTTTAGAGCATAAGTTAACTGAGTTGAAGTCATCTTATTACAGTTTGAATAAGTAATTAAATATGGAGTCTCACGTGGTGTGTGGCTCCTAATATAAAAGTATAAGGTATAGAAGTTTTAAAATGTAAAGGTTGCAACAATAGTGAGTTAATAGATAGGTAGGCGAAATTCAAAAAAGTGTGAAATGTTGATATTGAGCTGTTTTATGGCTTTGAAAATAATAAGGTTATATAAAGGTGTTAGCTTTTAACATCGGAAGGTATACAGTCTTTGAGAATTGAAAAAATGGCAAGATTTGTGCAAGGTGTGAGAACTTTGTTAACGCTAATACAAGCTAAAGTTTGTGTTTTTGGCATAGGCCTAAAAGTTAAGTTTGTTCGCTGTTTGTTCGTGTTATTTTATCGAACTTAAGTTCTATATTAGGTTAATGTGAAAAGCCTAACGTTAAGTTTATAACATGATTTTATAAGTGTTATATATGATAAGCTAAACAATTGATAAAACGCGCTATAAAGCGAACGTAAGTTTGTTTTAGACCTGTAAAAATGGTATAATTTAGGTATGAAATAATTAAAAGAAAGAGGTGTAGAAATGCAAAGTATCGCAGAAAAAGAGACGTATCATTTACCCACCGAACACCTGCAAGTTTTCAATGTGATAAAAAATACGTCCAATAAGTATATTACTAAAACTAAAATCTTAAATCAATTGGGATATGAATATAATTCAAGCAATGAACGATGGTTACGAAGAGTAATCAATTCATTAGTATATGATTATGGCTATCCTATCGGGTGCAGTTATAAACCTAGTGAACGTGGTTATTACATCATTATGACAGAACAAGAAAAGCAACAAGCGATGAGAAGTATTAAGAAATTAGCTGATGGCAGTATGAAACGCTATGAAGCTTTGAAACGAATTAAAGTGTAAAGGGGATAAAAATGAAAACTGAATCGTACTTTAAAGAATACAACCAATTTGTAATAGATCAACAAAAGGCTATACAAGAATTGAAACAAGAGCGTAATGCATTGGAGAGTAAAATAAAGATAGATAAGTCCACATATAAACAGTTAATCATGGATGGACAAGATGATAAAGCAGATAACCTATATCAAGCAACAGATGCTGATGAAAAGAAACTAAAAGCACTTAATAAACGCTTAGAGACAAAGAAAAGTGTGTCGAAAGAAGTTAAATATCAAAAGACAATTGAATTATTAAAACATCAAAGCGAGTTGTCATCATTATATGAATCAGAAAAACAATCAGCTTTAGGTAAATTAAAAAAGGTAGTCGATGCATATAATGAGATCATTGATGAAATAGAAGATATTAATGATAGATATGAAGATGAGCATCAGCAATATGCGAGTATTTATAGTCAAGAACAATTATATGATGATAAAGAGGCTAGGGAAGCATTGAATGGCTACTTTAGAGAAAATATATTTACATCATATATTAATGGTAATGATTTGCCATACGAACACAATAACAAGTTGTTTTTAAAACGTTAAAAAGAAAGGGTAATTAAATGGAAACAAAATACGAGTTAAATAATACTAAAAAGGTCGCAAATGCATTTGGTTTAAATGAAGAAGATACAAATCTATTAATAAATGCAGTTGATTTGGATATTAAAAACAATATGCAGGAGATTTCAAGTGAGTTACAACAATCAGAACAGTCTAAGCAAAAGCAATATGGTACAACGCTACAAAATTTAGCTAAGCAAAACAGGATTATTAAATAGCAATGATTGCCTATCCAATTCGGGTAGGCTCTGTTTATAGGGGTGAATAAATGAAACTGCTTAAAACGAAGAATTGTTTATATTATCGTAATGGCGACAATAAACTATCTGAGTATCAACTATTAACGCAATTTAACCCAGCATTTATTAATAAAAAAATTAAGATGTGTGAATTCCAAATTGAAAGTATGTACCATATGAGTGCGTCGACCACAACATGTGATGAAATAATGGGGGTCGTGTCTGTCTCATATCCGATTGAAAAATTAGTTATCAAAATTATTGAAACAAAAGCAGGGTTACAAAACTATAAAAATAGATCTATAAATAATATGGCGTTGTTGAAAAAGGTACTAAATCATTATACAGAAAAAGAGCAGAAGCAAGTTGTAAAATATATGCGTTCAAATGGACGATATAAGCCTTACAACGTCATTGAACGCTTACAAGTTGATTTGTATCAAGCAAGTATTAAACAACGTTCAGAACGTCAAAAACAAAGAAATACAGCAATTGAAAACAGTAAGATTGCACGAGTAAATGCATATCACCAATCTTCATATGTAAAAGTGGTGTAACAATGGATAAAAAGCAAATAAAAGACTTCGTTTGTGATTATCATAAGCGAACTAGAAGTGATGTGTTGATAGATGATGAAATAAATACCGATGAATTCTTTTCAATAGGTGATGAAAATTCTAATGAATGGATGGCAGACGATAACATTGATGATCATATTGTAAAGAATCACTTAGAAATGATTGTTGACCAAGTAGCTAATGACAAAGAGTTTTATATTTTCGATTCTTTAATACAAGGACGTAGTTTTAAAGATATTAGCAATGTCTTAGAGTGTTCAGAACAATCTGTAAGATTATGGTATGAAACCTTATTAGATAAAATTGTGGAGGTGATAGAATGAGTGAGTTAACGGCAAAACAAGCGCGTTTTGTGAATGAGTATATAAGAACACTTAATGTAACACAAAGTGCCATAAAAGCAGGCTATAGCGCAAATAGTGCACATGTGACAGGATGTAGGTTATTAAAGAAGCCACACATCAAGCAATATATACAAGAACAAAAAGATAAGATTATAGATGAGAATGTATTAACCGCAAAAGAGTTACTACATGTGCTTACGAATGCGGCAGTCGGTGATGAGACAGAAACGAAAGAAGTTGTAGTCAAGCGAGGGGAATATAAAGAGAATCCACAAAGTGGCAAAGTACAGCTAGTCTATAACGAACATGTTGAACTGATAGAGGTACCAATAAAACCTAGTGATCGTTTAAAAGCTCGTGATATGTTGGGTAAATACCATAAGTTATTTACAGATAAGCATGATATTAACGGGAATGTGCCTATATTCATTAATATTGGTGAATGGGATGGCGATGATGAAGATTTAGATAAGACGGTACAAGAGGTATCTAACGCTAATCCTAATCATACTGTGATTGTGGATGATATACCGTTAGAGGATTGATTACAGTAAAAACGATTATCATATTGAGTTAGTGAGGATTAGTTTACTAATTCACCCTAGCTTTATATTAAAGCGTTATAAAGATAAAAGGGAGAACGCTTATTATAATTAACGGACTCCCTTTATTAATAATTATTACAGAAAAAGTGGTAAATTAATTAATTTCTGCTTCTATAGTTTTTATTTCATCAATATTTATAGGTGGTTTTTCAGTATTGTATTCAAACTTTTTAGATAAATCACTTTGATATGTGGATCCGTCATTCATTGTTATTTTCCAATAACCACCCGTTTTATCGCTTGAACGATATAATCCATGTATTTGAGTTAGCTGATGACGAATTTCAAAGTCTAAAGTTGATATAGCTAATTGTTTTTTATCGAACTTTGGCCAATACTTTAAGGGGCTATCTTTACCATGAACCTTAACTTTTAAAGGTAGTTCTATTGGAGTAGGTAATTTTTCAGTATTTGTAACGCCACTTATTTGGAAATGGATATAAGTTCCTTCGCTAGTATGTTGGCTTTTTTTAGTTCTTTTTGTGTTTAAGTCAACTTTTTCCCCTTTTGTAAAAGCAGGGCTATAATAAGGACTCGGAAAAATTATAAGGCTGATGCTGCCATCTGTGTTTTTTATACGCATAGATCCTAAGGAATTATCTAAAACTTCACTATTTGTAAAAGTGTCAGACCCACTACTATACCAGTCTAGCAAATCCTTTATATTATCGTTTGTAGATGCTTTTGCAGTTTTGATTATTTGATTAGATAATAAGGGAACAGGGGTAAAATCTGTAGCGATTGTCGCAAGCAACAAAGGGCTTACGATAAAAAAATTCATTAGTAATTTTTTATTCATTTTTAATTCTCCTTCATTCAAATGTGTAAACGTTTACATATAGAATGTATAAATATTATTTAAATGAATCAATTAACCATCTCTAAATTATTGTTTAAATATATATTAATTAAAAAGTGTTTGTTACATAGGGAGCTATATCAAAAAATATAGATTTAAACAACATTTTAAAGTTACAAATAGCAAAAAACAAAGTGTGAGTGGTCATTTAAAGAATATTAATTAATATAAGTTTGAATTAGTTATATTCTTTAAAGTCACTTTCTAGTGGCGTTTTTTACGCTGAGAAACGTCCTGTGTTGCAGTAAGGGATGGGAACCACGCACAAATACTTTAACTGTAAACATAACGTCGTGAAATATGGCTTTAAACATCGCTGGTCAATCTATCTTTGAGATTGGTCGAAGATTAAAACCATATGAAACAAAATGACCTAGCACATGGAGAATTTGGTAATTGGTTGAAAAATATCAACTTAGATAGAACACAAGCTCATCGTTTCATTAAAGTTTCTGAAGAAATTAAAGATGTTGGTACATACCAACATTTAGGTCTGAGAGCTTTATCGGAAATAGCTAGCTTACCTGTACCAGTACGCATCAAAGTACACATAACATCAAACGGCAAAACTAAAATTCCATACTAAATGTTTATGAATTTAACTGCAGAACTCAATTTTGAGCCTTGTAAAATTACATAAATTAGTTATATAAATATTATTTATGGGTATTATATAAACGGGAGGGGCAACGTTATTACTTGCCTATTAGAACATGGAATGGTTCTGCCCCAACTAGTCAGGTACTAGGCGACTAATGGGGAGAAATCAGTTGAAATGACATAGTCATGTCTATTTAAGCAGGTGTGTAACACACCTGCTTTCTATTTACATTTAAAGATAAAATGTGCTATTATTTTACTAGAACTTTTTAACATTTCTCTCAAGATTTAAATGTGCATAACAGGCAGGTACTTCGGTACTTGCCTATTTTTATGTAAACATATTAGGTGTATGTATAAATTTAGGGTATTGATTATAGATACTTAATATATGGCGGAATGGTTGAAAAATGATAAAGTGAGGAAAGTGTTTGACTTTCATTAGTATTAGTACTTTTAATGATTTTATTTTTAATGTGTATAGTAATTTATAAAATTGAAAGTTATCTAACAGTTAAGAAAATACTAAAACAATTACAAATAAATATTACATTGTCTTGGATTACCAAATGGTAATTGAAACCTCAGATCTTTAGTTTAAAGCTAATTTTAATAATGCAAACATTCAAGCAAGTTTAAGGGTTGGTGGATAAAGAGAAAAAAATAATAGGGTATAGAATTAAGTTTTTTACCCTATACCCAGTTTTATATGAAGCAAGTAAAATCGGCAGCTGAATGGCTGGTTGATTTTGAGCAAAGATTTATTAAGATATGTCTTGTCATATTTCTCTTTATCATTTTGTCATTACTATAAGATATTTTTAAAAGTGCTACATTAGATTAAGAGTTATAGCTAGCCTTCGGGCTAGTTTTAAAAAAGAAATGAACATAGCCTAAAAAGACTCTTAATACTATTAAAGTTGCTAATGTAATTTCAAAAAATAAGAGCCATTCCCAAATTTCTGGGTACGTTAGTACAGGTAAACTATTTTTTAAGGCAGTTGCTGAAATTACTAAAGGAAAAGTGAAAGCTGAAAATACTGGTGAAAACGGCTCTTTTAGCAACTTTGGAAGTTTAAATATAATATAAAAATAAAAAAACTGAGCCAATACCAAAAGAATAATAACGATTAGATCATTTGCCTTAGGAAAAGTTATAACATATGCCGCAGCAACTAAAGAAAATGGTGCACAAATTGTGGAAGTGTTCGGTTTAATAGACGTTTGCAATGGATACGTTTTTAATCGTTTGAATACTATTGGTAAGACAATACATGTTGCTAAAAAACCATATATAACTGATAATTTTCCAATTAAATAAAATCCGCTGATTGGTGCTGTTAATCCAGCAATAGCAATACCAATATAAAGCACTGTCCATGATGGATAAACATTTTCGAGCGAGAACCCTTTTAAATATTTAATTGAAAAAATAATCATATGTATCATAATCCCCATAAGACATAAGAGCCATAAGGGTGTTATTAAGCTAGTGATAATGGTTACATCACTAAAATACGTATTTAAATAAGTGGTTCCCAAAAATCCAGACATGAAAAATGTTGTGAACACAGATGAAACTAGAGGGGTATTCAATTGTTCTTTAACATTTTTAAAATTATTGAGAATAGTACATAAAAGGTGAACCCAAATAAAGAGGGCAAAGATACCACAAATAGCATTTAAAACAAGTGATATGTCTTTCAAGAGATTGCCCAACCCCAACAAACCTAAGATCAATCCCGATGTTACTAAAGGTGCTTTTTGAAGTCTCATGATTTAAAACCTTCCTTTTGTGATTTTATTCACTAATTATAACATGATATCTTAGAACTATTAATAAGCAGAATGAGTTTTGTATGTTTAATGTGGATTAATATGATGTTGTTTCGGGAAATATATGTATTTATCTATTTTTGATATTTTATATTCAGTATAATACGTGATTACAACGTTGAATATAAAAAAATATGACGATGTTTATACGTATTAATATTAATATAATCACACGTTGCAGGCATCAAACGCTTATTTATTAATCAAAAATGGGTGGACAAATTTATATAGTTTTATCAATTTTAATATTTTACACTAACTTTATTAGGTGATATAAGATGCTGAGATAAGCATTATATTGCAATGAAAAAGCATTATATGGATAATCATATCTATCATTGCAAATATACTTATAGAGATTTATGTGTGTGATAATTGGTGGTCATAAATTGGTCATAATGAAATAAAAAAACTAAAAAAATTGAATGCATAAAGAATACACGATGCTGATTTAATAGGATTTTTGTATATGATTTATATCTATTTCATACTGCCCTTAATGCCGGGAATGATGTAAAACAGTTTCTAGTTTTGACTAACTAGAACATTCCATGATAGACGAGTATGATTCGTTCCAAATAAATATTAGAGCGTATGAAAATATTTTAATTTAAGACACCTTCCATTAGTTGACTAAACTTATGAGAGGCGTCTTTTTTATGTGCTAATTTGTAATTGAGATTCATAATGGTATTTAAATCATTATGGTGCGGGAGTTATGGTATTGCCATAATATGAGAGTGCATCCACTTCTATAAGTAATGCATATTGCGAGTGCAGGAATGAATGAGTGCTTGATTAAAATCCTTATGGGTGGTTGACATAATTAAAAGAAACCACATTTAAAATTTCTTAATCACAAGCGGTTAACTAGGTATAGTTTAGTTTTGAGTAAATCTTTTTAAAGGTGTACTTGTGCATTTTACTTAATTAAAGAGATAAGACATTTAATGGGCCTAAAATAAATAAAAAACAAAAAACTACCTGTTTAGGTAGTTTTTTAAATGTAATAGATTAAAACACTAGTTCATTTCTTGTTAAAGATGGATAGTTATTTTATAGATAAATTTGTCCTTTAGTGTAGCGGTAATTTTTAGGACTTTTTGGTGGTATAAATGTTCTTAATAAAGTTAATAGTCCTACTTTACCGCAAAGCATAACGAATATAATAATTATTTTAGTAATACCATGATATTCTGTGGTAAGGTTCATACTTAACCCGACTGTTCCGAATGCAGAAACCACTTCGAATAATAACTTGATTAATGATATGTTCGGATTAATTATCGATAATATAAAAGTAATGATACTGATAAATAGAAATGAGATATTAATGGTAACAATAGATAGTTTTATATGTTTGTCAGATATTTCTTTATTGAATACTGAAACATTATTTTCTTTACGTATATAATTTAAAACAAATATAAACGCCACTGCAAAAGTAGTTATTTTAATTCCTCCAGCTGCACTGAGAGGGGCACCACCAATAAACATAAGTAACATTAACATTAAGGCGGTAGATTTGTTAATGCTTGCTATATCAATACTGTTAAAACCCGCTGTTCGTGTTGTTACTGATTGGAAAAAAGAATTTCCGATTTTTTCAACTAGTCCCATATGTTGCATAGTATTAAACTGTTCTAATAAAAAGAATGTAATAGCTCCTATAATTATTAGGATACTAGTTGTAGTTAAGACTAATTTAGAATGTAAAGATAATTTACTCAATTTTTTACAATTAATAAAGTCTATTACGACAAAATGTCCAATACCTCCAAATATTATGAGTATTGAGATTGTAATAATGACAATTGGATCACTAGAATAATCTATTAAGTTATTCTTAAAAAGGGCAAATCCAGCATTATTAAAAGCTGATACTGATGTGAATAAGCTTAAAAATAAACCTTTGCCTATACCAAATTTTGGTATAAAAGATAAACACAAACAAATCATACCAATTAATTCAGTGACTAAACTATAAATAGCCAAGTGTTTAATTAGCTTAATAACACCACCAGGTTCGTCAATATTCCATGTAACCATAATCAAGAATCTATTTTTCATTGATATCTTTCTATTTAAAAATACTAGTGTCAATAGGGTTACGGTCACGATACCCAGACCACCTATTTGAATTAATAATAGTATTACTATTTCACCAAGTATATTAAACTGTGATCCTATATCAACTGGGGATAGGCCAGTAACTGTAAATGCACTTGAAGCTATAAATAGGGCATCTAAAAAAGATATTGGCTTTTTACCAGTGAAAGGTAAATATAATAAAAGAGCACCTATGATAGTTGTAGAGAAGAAAAGCATTAAATAAAAATATAAAGGTTTGTGGACTTTGTTCATTTTAATTGCATACTCCTTTATATTATAAATTAATAATTAGATAATATCATAAATGAAAATAGAAATGTTACTGATGTGTATTACTTTTCAATTCTAGTCAGGGGCCCCAACACAGAGAAATTGGATTCCCAATTTCAACAGACAATGCAAGTTGGGGTGGGGGCCCCAACACAGAGAAATTGGATTCCCAATTTCAACAGACAATGCAAGTTGGGGTGGGGGCCCCAACACAGAGAAATTGGATTCCCAATTTC